GAAAAAAGTCACTAAGAAAAAAGAAATCAATAAGACGAAAAAAGTCTCCAATAAGAAAATCAATAAGACGAAAATCAATAAGACGAAAAAATAAATTTAAATACGATGGAGTTATTATTGATGAATTCCCAGAAAGACCATTTGAAATGATACTTAGTTCTTTAGAAAAAAACGATATTGACAATTTACGTCAAGTAAGTAAAATTGTTGAAAAGATTACTAAATTAAATTCAGCGAAACTAAACAAAAAAGAATCTTTAAAATATATAAATAATACTGACAATTTTAGAAAAGAAAGTGATAATTTAGATTTTAAAGAGAAGTTTGATAATTTTCTTGATAGAAAAATGATTACTAGCTTACATTTAAATTTATATAAATGTAGCCTTAGAGATTTTCCATCTTTTGAATCACCAAATGAAAAAATAGTAGTATTAAATTTAAGTCGTAACTATATAGAAATTATTCCAGACGATATAGGAATAAAATTACCTAAATTACGGATATTAGATTTAAGCTATTGTATATTAACAGATTTTCCAAATTTTGAATTACATGAATTATTAGAATTAAATTTAAATGAAAATGATATAAAAACTATTCCAGATGACATAGGTATAAAATTACCTAAATTAGAGGTACTTAAATTAAGTTATTGTGATTTAAGAACTTTTCCAAATGACATAGGAATAAAATTACCTGAATTGCAAAAATTAGATTTAAGTAATTGTAAATTGACAGTTTTTCCAAACTTTGAACCTAATTTAAATAATTTAGTTGAATTAAATTTAAATAAAACTATGATAACAACTATTCCAGATGATATAGGTATAAAATTACCTAAATTAGAGGTACTTAATTTACGTAATTGTCGTTTGACATCTTTTCCACATTTTGAAGCACCTTTAAATGAATTAATAGAATTAGATTTAAATTTAAATTCTGGTATAACAACTATTCCAGATGATATAGGAATAAAATTACCTAAATTAAAAATACTAAATTTAAGCTTTTGCGGATTGACACATTTTCCAAGTTTTGAATTACTTGAATTAGTAAAATTAGATTTAAGTTTTAATGATATTAGCACAATTCCAGTTAATAGATCCGGAAAACTTATTTCTTCAGGTATAATATATTCAAAATTACCTAAATTAGAAAAATGCTTATATTAAGGACGTTATAATTTTTTTTATTAAAATTATAACTTATTTTTAGAAACATTTCATAATATACGCCAAAACATAGTAGGGAGGAATGTTATTATGTGCAGATCCACCACCATCATTGCTTATTGAATGATTATGTGTTCCTGATGCATAAATAGCTGGATTCGTAGTTAAACTAACTGCAGCATCAACCGAAGATGTTCCTGTTCCTCCTTCTCCTGTAACACCACCGTGATTATGAACCGGCATTTCACTATTAGTTACTGTATGTAAAACTTCCCCACCTATTAATCCAACGGTTCCTGAGAGCGAAGTTTCTGTTCGCGCACCTGTTCCAGTATTAGTATTACCACCACTAGTTGATGATCCGTTGACACCCGCGGCATCATTATTATATCCCAGAACAAAACGACCTCGAAGATCTGGAGTTGTTACGTTATTTAAGATTCCACCATCGCAAAGTCTCCAACCTAAAGGAATATTAGTTTGGTTTCCACCCCACATTATTATGGATCGTTTCGGTAATGTATCACCCGAACTAGATTTCACATACCATTGCCCACCATAACTAATCAACGATACACCTTCAGAAAACCAAAGATTTCTAAAAGAATTATAAGAAGGATAATCATACTGTAGAATAATCAAACACACATTTTCACGAAAACCATTAGATTCTCCATTATTTCTAATAACGATTGTTTTTTCAGTTCCGTCAGGTATGGAATCGTTATTTTCTAAATAAATTTCTCTACCAAATCTATAGTCACCATTATTCACAGTTCCATATCGATTATATTTAATCAAGAAAATATCATATGTGTTAGATTCACTTTCATTATTGATAGTCAATGCAATATCATCATTTGGATTCATAGTTAATGTCGATCCTTGATAAACATTTATGAAATCTGAATTAAATTCCCCTCCAAAATATACATGTCCATCATTAGTTGCAACTACGCTTGAATTTTCAGCAGATTCGTCTGAACCAGAAACTTTACTACACCAATCTAAATTTCCATCATCAAAAAATTTGACAAGAAATGAATCAAAATTATTTGCAGTTAAAGTTGCTGTCGAATATGGCCAACCACCATTACTACCACTACCGTAAATATTAATAATCCCAGGTTCTCCGGTTCCAGAAAATGATCCGCTTAAATAGACACTATTTCTATTGTTTCCTCGCACAAATCTATTATCAACACAAATATTAGGAGTTGTTGAATATCCGGAAACAAAAGTATACCATTGAACAATACCATTTTTATTATATTTAGCGAAAAATGTATTTTCTGTTCCATTTGTTGGAATTGGAATAGTATATCGTACATCATCTACATTTCTTGTATCAAAAATATAAGCATCGGTTCCATCCATTTGAACTGCTAAATAATAATTTCCGTATAAATCAACAGCACTTGAAGGTAGATAAGATTCACCCGAGTTAGAAGAACCCAATCGATTAGTCCATAAACATTTACCATCGGTGTCGTATTTAACCATGAAAATATTAGTAGTAGATACAGATATTCTGTTAATATCACCATAATTTCTAATAGCATTACCAATACGATTATAAACAGTAATTGTATCAAATTGTGTACCTGAAATTGTTACATTTCCTTCTTGATCACAAACAATGGACAAAAAAGCATCTGTATTAATTCCACTATATAATGGAATACTCCAAACATATTTACCGGTTTTGTCAAATTTAACAATAAACATACCATCACTGCCGCCTAATTCATCCATTATACTATCGGAAGTATCAATTATTTTAACACCACTGGAATCAATAATAAAACCGGCCATATAAACATTTCCATTTTTGTCCGCAACAGCTTTAGTTCCATACGTTCCAGAACCGTCAGTAAAATGCGCATTTATGCGTATATCCCATAAGTAGACACCATCTTTGTCGTATTTTATAAGAGATGCACCATTACTTGTTAAAGTAACAGTTTTATAAATAGAACTATTATTTCTAGTATCGAAAATATAAAGATTTGAGAAACTTCCGCTATTAGTTTTGACTACAGTCACATAACTATTACCTTCGGCGTCTGTATAAATAGATGGGGATCCAGTGAAGGTATCATCGAATCCTATTTTAGTCACCCAGCTAATCCCTCCATTAGATAAATATTTAATTATAGCAACATCTCTACTTGTCGAATATCTATTCAAGATCTCATAATTAGAATTAAAGTAATAATACGCCTGTAAATTGTCACTATCGAAACTACATACTGCATAGATATTATCATTTTTATCACAACTTAAACGAAGGTTCTGTTCATTACCATCACCTGAAATTGTAGTTGACCATGACAGATAGTTTAAATCATCATAATTTAACATACTTAATTTCGTATTAAGATCTATTACATCCACGTCACTACTAATACTAATTTGGTCAGCTTGAATCTTGGGAATCCAGATACCATTATTACTAACTAAATCTAAACTATCAGTTAATGTAATTGTTTTTCTAAAATTATAACCATATCCTGATGCAACTTTTTCCATAATATGACAATTCACTGGTCCATTATTAGTGTTATGAGTTATAACGATAGATTTTTCAAACGCATTTGGAATATTTGGCACATCTTCTAAATAAATATCTGGGTGTGTATTATTCCCATTAATCAATCCATATCTATTATATTTAATAAAAAAACAATCAAAGTTATTGATATTATCCAAATAACCAACTTCATCATCATTGAATCCATTTGTTGAAACATCCCATATATATAATGTGTCTTCATCATAATAAGAACCACTTATATACACATGACCCGATCTATCAACTTGAACATTAACAGCTGAAATATCAGTTTGACTTGAATATCCAGCAGCAGTAGTTGCCCATTGGAAATTACCGTTGGAATCATATTTACATAAGATTGAATGGGTTGTAGTCTCTCCCATCCAATAATCTTTACTTGGTAAAGTATAAGCTATAGGTGACGGCAAAACTGTAATAGAACTAGCGTTGTAAAAATTAAAACCACCTCTATAATTATCTACATATCCGTTAAAATGAACATAAATATTCGGATTATATTGTCCTATTAAATAATTATTGTCACATGTAATTACTGGACGAAAAACTAAATCGTCGCCAGATTCAATCTCTCCAGCATTGATGACATTATTCCATTGATATATTCCATCATGATTAAATTTTACGATAGATACAAAACTATCATTCAAAAATTCGTCGTTGCTAAATACGTACACTGGTTGAGAAACAACTCGTGTGTCAAAAATTGAATAATCAAAGACATAACGATTTGAAAACGATACGTACAAATTTCCATCCGCATCTACGCAACTTGAAGATTCAATAGTACCAGAAAACAGTTCAAATTCAAAATCAGCATTTGATGAAATACTATTATGCCATATATACTCTCCAGAACTATTATATTTAATAGAAAATAAACCGATATTGAATCCTTCTTCGGTAAACAATGACGCAACGGGTGCTGTACTATTTGGATTATACACGGTAACAACGAAATAAAAAGTGGAAGTTAAAAATATATTTCCATAAGAATCGGTATTTAAATTTGTTTGAATAATCTTAAATAAGTCTGGATAAAGATCAAATATTTGATTATTTGGAATCAATCCGCCTTCTAAATGATTTACCCATAAAAATTTACCCGTGTAATCGAACTTTAAAATAAAGTAAGCACCTGGGCCTCCGTCTCCAGAACGAGTGAATACTTTGACCGGAACTTCATCGTCACCAGTATCAAGAACTAAAATAGAATCTCCGTCAAAATATCCACTAATAATTAAATTTCCTTCTAAATCACCGGTTACTACAGCGGTTGATGTGAAACTATCACTTTCTCCTATTAAAGCAATCACACGAATATTCCATTGAAATTCTCCTTTATTATTATATTTTACAAAAATGGTATAAAACTCACCAGAATTCGTTCCCGATAATGTTTTAACTGGATTTTGTTGATTATTCACATCATAAAAATTCACGTCTCCGTCATCTGAACTTTGCATAGTAATAAACAAATCACCATTTCCATTTACAAAAACACTCGGTTCTGATTTTGTTTCATATCCTCCTATTCTAGTATACCATTTATTAACACCTGATTGATCATATTTAGTCAAAAATAATGATTGATCGCCATCAAGTAATAAACTACCAACGGGAACTGTGTTATTTGTAAAATCATAAATTCCTAATTCCGAACTTTCGTAAACCCCCGCTAAATAAACATTATCATGCTTATCTAAATACATTTGAGGATTCAAATCATTACCACCTCCTCCTATTCTCGTATAGAAAGTGTTTTGAAGATTTTGGTAATTTACAAAACTTGTTTTCGTATTTACATCTATAACATCCAAATCGTTTACATATTCATATTGATCAGCTATAATTTTCGGAATCCAAATACCATCTTTAGTAATAAGTTCTATAGCTTCTGTAATTAGAACATTTCTACGAACTGAATATCCATAATTTTCTCTATGTAAAATTTGAAGATTCACTATTCCGTTATGGTCATTGTTAGTAAGAATAACTTCTTTACAAAAACTATCAGGAAGATCTGAATTATCTTCGATATACAGCAATTTAGGATTCGATGTATTTAATAATCCATATCTATTATATTTAATAATAAATATATCACCTTGATATGTTTCACTATTTGCTTTTGTTAAAGTCGCAACAGGTTTATCATTATTTTGGGCATCGTAGATATTTAACTGATATTCGTAACATCCCATCAAATAAACATGACCATCCTTATCTGCGGCAACTGCTAAATTGAATACATAGGCATAATCTTCATCATTAGTTGCAGAGCTTAAAGCTCTCGTTGCCCATGAAAATTTACCATCTTGATCAAAACATGATATGAATCCATGAGATGAATCATTAATTACATCATAAGGTAAAGTATATGCAATATATGATTCATTATTTGAGTTATAAAAATTTATATTTCCATAATATTCTCCCACTAGGTATATATTTGAATTTTCAGAACCTTTAATGTATCTATTATCTATTACCACACATGGTTCATATTTACTTGAGTAACCATCTACTATGGTTGACCATACAAGTACTCCGTCTTTATTATATTTAACCAATAATAAACCTATGTTACCTTCTTTTGCGTTGATAGTCTTAACAGGGCTAGTAGTATTTGTAGTATCGAATAAATAAGTTCTTTTATCTCTAGATCTAAAAGTGCAATAAATATTATCTTCAGAATCAGTGATAGTGTTAACATGTGTTACATCATTATCATCTGCGGCTACTTTAGTACACCAAATTACACTTCCATTTGGATCAAATTTGATTATAAATATATTATCATTTCCGTAACTATCTTCCGATATTGCTAAAGTGGCATCTGGAACTACTAGTGCTGTATTCAACGGATTCCATACATTCAAATTACCTTCTGAAAAGTTTCCAGTTAATATAACATTGCCATCAATATCATTATCAATAAAACATTGAGGATCGTAGTCTGAACCACCTGTCAATTCTACATGATTTACCCATTTCAACTTTCCTTCCTTATCAAATTTTATTGTCACATAATTATAATTACTCAAACCAGTATTATATGTAAAAATTGGCTGGGAAAACCTTGTATGTCCTGTATGAAAATGGTCTATTACCACACAAAAGAAATCGGCTGGGTGAGGAATATATTCTTCGGGTGTCTTATCATATATTTTCAATTGTCTTGCAAGTAATTCATGACCCAAAAAGACATTTCCGGAAACATCACATGAAATTCTTGGAAGCACATCGGAACCACCATCATAAACTCCATCTACGTGAACTGTCCACTGAAATACTCCGTTTGTATCATATTTTACTATAATAGAACTATAATCGGCTGCATCAGTTATTGTTGACACTGGATTGTAATTATCAGTTGTATCATATATTAAGACATCATTATCACTATCATTATCATTACCAAAACTAACAATTACATTTCCGTCATTATCACAAACTAAAGACGGATAATATTTGGCATAATATCCACCAATATGTGTTGACCATTGAAATTCTCCTAAATGATTATATTTAACAATAACTGTGCCAATATCTGAAGGATCTGTAGATGTCACTAAATCAGCAACTGGAACATCATTATTTGTTGAATCATATATATTCACGAGGTCGCTAACAGAATCAAATATGACATATAAGTTATTATCTTTATCTATACATTTGTTATTTTTATAAATATATTCGTCGCTACTTCCTCCTATTTTAGTATAGTATGTTTTCGAAAGATTTCTGTAATCCACGAAACTTGTATTTTTATCGGTATTGATGACATCTTGATCATCAGTATAAGCTGATTGTAATATATTTACTTGGTCGTCAAAATAAATTACTGGATCTTTGGTATCACTGGTTGTAATATGTCCATTACTAAAATTTACTTTACCTACTGAAAAATCATTTGAAACGGTTAAATTTTTCATTCCCATATACTTAGATTGACGAAGTTTGTTCAAATTTTCATCAGAAGTGATATTTGAATAATCGAGTTTGAATGTTGACATTTTTTATTTTACATAACATAAAAATTTAATAAAAATGTTTCATTTACGTATTTTATTTTTATTTTTTTATACTTAATTTTAAATATCTTTTATTTTCTTAGTTTCTTAACCATTTTTACAAGATTAAAAACTTTTGTATTAGATTCCACTTTATTTGTTAAAGTGGGATCTAAAATAAAGCCTTATGTGGGGTTTGAACCCACGATTACAATAATCACATTTAAAAATATTATTAATTAACAATCCTTGTATTTCCAAACAGTATTTTGCTGTTTTTTTATGTGCTTTTACACCCTTGAAGATTTAAAACGCCGGTTTGGTATTATAATCTTTAATTCAAAGTTAGATACAGCAGTCCATGTAAATTTTGGGAATTGCTAGTTCCGGTACCGATGTAGTACCACTGAGTAGGCTGCAACCTGTATTTTACATTTTTTATTTATCAGCTATTTTTTTATTATTTTTTTAACAATAAAAATGTTTAGGTCGTCTGTGAAAACGATTACATTTAATACAATTTACATATTTTCTATTATTATCGCAACGATTCTTATAAAAAAAATATCCTAATATATCTTTTTGAATTCTCTTATCTAATACAGGATGTGCATACATCATTATTTTCAAAACAATTTCCTCAGGTAAAAACATTTATAAATTGATGTATGTATTTAAATTAATTTTATTTTATGGATCTACTTTTTTTATTTCGATTATTTTTTATGGATCTACTTTTTTTCTTCTTTTTGGGTGATTTTTTATTTTTTTTTCTTGATATTATTTTTACGGTTTTTTTCCTTAACAATTGTTTACTTGAACTTATATCATCTATTACGACATTGTTAAATTCATTATCTATTTTTTCTGAAATTTTTATATTTTTTTTATATTTTAAACTCTTTTTTCTATCAATTTCAAAATTGGCTTTTATTAATAAATAAGGAATACGACCTTGCTTGGCTTTAACTAATTTACCATATTTATTATAGTAATCATTCCACCATTCACAATAATCAATTTCAATATTTTTTTGGTGTAATTTTCCTTGTGAAATAATCAAAATTTCATTTTCATTTTGAATAGTGCATATATTTAAAGGTAATACACGAGTTCCTTTAGGTAAAGTTATTTCAAAAATTACACTTTTAAATATTCGTTCATCATAAAACTTACTTTCTCCATATGGAGAAAAAGCAAATTGTTGAGCACTATCTAAACTTGTTGATGTGCTTGTTGTTCCTTTAAGTTCAAAATTTATATCTTTTTCTATATTTATATCATCGTCAATATTTTTTTTTATTCTTAATGAACGATATACTATTGTATCTTTTTGTAATATATAAGATAAATCATAATTAGTTAGTATATTATGCATATCTAAAGTTATTTTTTTTAATACATCAATATACTCTGATAATTTTATTTTATTATTATTGATAAACATTTTAAAAGGGCTTTTATCAAGTTGTTGTTCTATGCAAAATTTATTTTTAAAATCACTGTCTGAGTACATCGATTTTAACCACATATCGTGTGTGCTAATATCAGAAACTATATCATTTGCATGAGATAGTAATTGGAATCGAGGGAATATTTTATTCCTATATATGTAATTCAAATAAACATCAAAATGATAAGAATATAATCTAGAAACATATGATATTTTTTGTTTATCTTTGTCTGAAAGATTTTGAAACCATGATGCAATATATTTTTTTTCCAAATCCATTTTTTTAATATAATAAAAATATTAAAAAAAAGAAAAAATTATAAACTATCACCTAATTCTCTAAGCATTTCATCATCGCTGTTATAATATATATTTTCCTTGATATTCTTTTCTACATTTTCAATTTGTTCAATAGGAGTTAGTTTTTCTTCTTCTTCAATAGGAGATGGTGTTTTTTCTTCTTCTTCGATAGGAGGCGGTTGTGGGTTTTCTTCTTCTTCGATAGGAGGCGGTTGTGGGTTCCCAAATACATTTTCCATAATACATTGTTCCCCCTAATGAGATGGAGCCATAAATAGATCATCGATCGTTACGGTTGGCGCGATAGCTCTGCATGAACAAAATTTCTAAATCTTCTTTTTCTTTTTAAAATTTCTAAATCTTCTTTTCTTTTTAAAATTTCTAAATTTCTTTTTTTAAATTTCTAAATCTTCTTTCTTTTTCTTTTTTTAAAAATTTCTAAATCTTCTTTTTCCATTTTTTTATTTTAATATTAAAATAAAAAAATTATGCTAGTAAACAGATTACAATAAAAAAAAATAAAATATATATACCATTCTTATTATTATTTACATTATTTACAATTGCTTTTGCAGAAGTCTGAGTTGTTGTCATCGTTTTTGTTGTTGTAGTAAAATTTTTAGGAAGTTGATTGCAAACATTTCCACTATTATCTTTGAAACAAAAATTTCCGTTTCCACAATCTAAATCAATACCTGTTGGACATGATTTAGTACAATC